CTCCTTTGGGCATATTTAAGTGGTTTGTATTAAAAGTCTTCCGTTTGAGTCGGCGTATAGTTCTACCGGTGTAACTCCATCAACGCTTGATACTGCCATAGCAACCGTGATTCTGTTTTCATCTCTAGGAGCGTTGACTGTTCCAAAGTCTGAACCAGTTGTGCCATTTAATACGCTTATGGCGTGGCTAGTAGGGTCAGCTTTAATGTTAGTCGGGGTAACTCCGTCCGTATTTAAGGCACCCATTAGCGTTGTTATTCTGTTTTGGTCTCTTTTAGCCATATATTATCGTTCTAATGTTCTTTGTAGGGTTGCGTATTTATCATTAATCTGTCGTTCTTTGTCTTTTAGTTCCTGTTCCTTAAGGAACAATTGCTCTTCTCTGGCAATCAAATTTGATTCTTTAAAATTTATTGTTGTAGTTCTTATATTTAAATCTCGTTCTTTTTGTTTAAAATCTTGGTTAGCCTTGATAACCATCTCGTTAAGGCTCTTATTCTGTAAAATTATCTGTTCTCTTTGCTTATCAATGCCCTGTTGGGCTATCTTTTGCTTTTGTCCTAACATCTTTGCGTCTTGTTCACGTTCAGCAACGTCTGACAAGCGTTCTGATAGGGCATCAAGCTGTTCGTTTACTTTTTGGGTATTAGTTGTTATCTCGGCTTCTTTTACGCTTAGACTGGCTTGTATGCCCTCTAATTCTTTCCACCTATCATCTAAAGGCAGGAGTAATTCTTTTCTTTTGGCTTCTAAATTAGAAACCTCGGATTTTAACTCGCCAATCTTCTTTTGATACAATTCTTTGTCAGTTTCAAATTGTACTAATTGTTTTTGGGTTGTTACTTCTAATTCAAGTGTTACCTTGTTTAGCTCCTGCCTTTTTAATTTTAGTCGTTCTTCTAAGGACGAAAGTTCTCTTGACTTAACTTCAAATAGTTTGTCTTTTTCAGTTTTATTTTCTATTGAAGTAAGTAATTTCATATTTATTCGCTAAATTCTGCTGATTTTTCATCTTCTACAATCTTAGCTAGTGGGTCAACAAGCTCATCTTCTACTGCTTTTGGCTTGTTTAGCTTTTCAACTTCCTCTTTACGTATTTCTTCACGTATTTTTTCCATAAATGGAGTGGCTTTGCCAGCTTCAATCTCTGAAATAGTCTTATCTTCATAAGGTTTTCTAAGTTCCTTATTGTTAATACCCATTTCAGCACGTTCTACTAATACTCTGTCGTTTAATAGTGACGCTGCCTTAAGCATTTCACGATTTACAAAGTGTTTTGTAAATGTGTACGCCTCAAACTGTCCTAACTCTCTCATTTCGCCAGCCTTGATAATAATTTGTCTGGCTGGAGATACTTCAATCATTTTATCGCCGTTATAGGCGACCTCAGAACCAAAAGATTGTGAAAAATCTTCGTCTGACCAATTGTTTACGATGTAGCGTTTGCTTTTGTCGTAAATTCCTTCGAAATCCAAAAAACTGCTCATTTTGTTTAATATTAGTTAATTAATATATGAAAATACTGTTTCCAGTAATCTCTTTTATAATTTGTTTTGACGTGGCACACGTGGCATAAGGTAATTAGGTTGTCTGGGCTACAGTTTTTCTTGTCGTAATCTATGTGGTGAACGTCGTGGGCTATATCTCCTTGGGGTTTACCGCATATTCTACAAACATAGTAATCACGTTCTCTTATGCTTCTTTTTAATGTTTCGCACCAGTCTATTGAATAACCGTCTGAATCAATACCACCTCTCCAATTGGGGTTTTTATTTCCCTTTCGGCTTTCACTCATTTTTAAACAAGTTTCTTTTGAAAGTTTCATACCACGCCTTTTATCTGCTACTTTTTTAGTATGCTCAGGCGTTTGTTTTTTCCCTTTACTCGCTAAAGACATTTTTAGTCTTGTTTCAGAAGATATAATTTTTCCTTTATTGGCTATACTAATCTTCTTCTTCATTTCATCAGAAATTTTTTTACCTTTTTGAGCTAAACTACTTTTTAGATTTATTTCAGGAGTTCTTATGTATTTACCTCTTGTCATAATTTTAAATAAATTAACTCTATTCTTCCCCCGAGTAATCAGGGGAAGTAAGAACTAACTAGTTTAATGTCAAGAAGACAGAACCGTATTCACCAGTGATGTTTGTACCAGCGGCAAAACCGATAATTGGAGTACCAGCAATAGCAGGAGCTAGAGAACCAGCTGTGCCACCCTGTAATACACCTAAAGCAGTTCCGCAAGTACCTGTACCTGTTTGTAAGCAAGATACGATACCGTGTGTTTGAATCCAACCATATTGGCCAGCTGTGATTTTAGCAACAGCAACACCAACAACAGTGTTAGTCATAGTTGTAGGAACTACGATAACTCCATTGTATAAGTTTGGTCTTAAATCTACTTTTGAAGAAGTAGTTAAAGCAACACGGATTGGGTCTTCTAAAGTGATAACACAATTAGCAGCACCAGCAACAGCGGTGTTAGAGGCAATCTTGTAAGTTTGTCCTAAACCAGGAGTTACAACAACGTGTAAAGTACCACCAGCCAAAGCGTTAGCAGTGATAGTTAATGAACCTGTCAAAGTAACAGAAGTAGCACCAACGGCAGCAGCAGCAACAGCTAAACCACCAGAAGGATTGTAATTAGTTGTATCTTCAGCAGGAGCCTGTTGAACCTTTCCAGGAACTAAATCAGCAGCACCAGCCTTAACGTAACGAAAGCCTCTGCCATCATCTGTTTCAGCATAAACACCTAAAGGCATTTGCTGTACGGATGAATCAGTGTAAACGTCTTGTCCACTGATTAAAGGGAAGCCGGTTAATTTTGTAGCCATATTTTTCTTTTATTTAATTTATTAAGCAGCAGTTGTGATGCTTGTCCAAGTTGTAGCTCCGTCAGTGTTGATATACATACGAGTAGAGGTGGAAGAACCATCTGTACGAATATATAAAGAACCTTGTTTAGCAGTATAACTAGGAGCACCAGTACCGGCTGAGATGCCAACGCCTAAACTCATTAGGGCTGGTTCGTAATTCTTTAAGTCGATAGCCATATAATTTATTAGTTAATTTACTAAACAGCGGAGATACCAGTCAATTTTCCGTGACGTCTTGGGTTATCAGTTACCAAGTTACCGCCTAATACCATAAAGGAATTATAAGCTAATTGGTTTGTAGATTTAATCCAACCAGTCCAGAAGAAACCTAAGTTATCAGCTTCTGCGTAAGAGTTACCAGCAAATAATTTGCCACCAACCTTAACAGGTTTACCAGCAAAACCATTTGAAGCTTCACCACCGGAGAAAGCCTTTAAACCGTAGAAATCAATATAATCCATATTCAAGAAGAATAATGAACCAGAAGTAGCTTTACGGTCTGGAGTAATTGGTAATCCAGCAAACATTAATGAATCATAACCTGTATAATTCTTAAAGTTTGGAGTTGAATTAATTTCTTTATGGATTCTTTCTTGTGGTTGTAGTAAAGATTCATATAAAGCCCAAGTTGTATAATCTGTTAGACCTTCAGTAGGAACAACAGAAGTATCAGCGATGGCGTTAAATAAAGTACGCATCTTATACAAGGAAAGAGTACCACCAGAAGCAGTAACAGTTGATTGTAAAGTTGTGTAAGTAGAACGGGAAAGACCACCGATTGAAGCGGTATCGTCAACGATAACACCCAAACCTAAAAAGTCTTTATTAGCGTTACCAGTACCATCAGCATAAAGCTGTGTACCAATAGAATCGGCTAAGTCTTGAGCACGAGACATCATTTCTACTTCTGTTAAGTCTAAAACTTTAGCAGCAGTGTTGTTAGCAGCGATGTCAGTAACAGCAAGAGCAATATTAGCTGCGTTAAATCTAGGGTTGTATTTAGCTAAAATACGAGTATCTGTAAATGAGTTTGGTAATACATCAAATCCATTAAAAGATTGTGTAGCTGTTCCTTTCTGATACTTCAATGGGAAATCAATAGTAGCAGCACGGAATTCTTTTGTTTTTGCCAACATTTTTGTGGTAAAAGCATTTCCACGTAGAACAGTATCGACCACTCTAGGGGCGATGTGTTCAAGTGTTAATGTGTCCACTTGGTTGTTATATGCCATAGCGATTGGTTGTTAATTTATAAAGCTTTTCGCCACGACCCCCACGCACTTGGGTCATAGTCGGCTGATGATGAACTTTCGGATTCGCCATCAGTGCTAGAGCCCGTAATAGAAACAACACGTTTTCTTGCTAGTGATTTTTTAGCAGTAGCAGTAGTTTGTCTTAGATTATAGACCTCAAAAGCCTTTTCAGCTGATAGTAAGGGGGCAATATAATTGCCTTTATCATCTTTAGGCGTCCATTCGTCTTGAATATCTAGTATAGCTGATTCTTCTGCCTCGGTAAGTTTACGCCCTAAGGTTTCTTCAAACTGAGCAATATTATCGTCTATATAATTCAAATTTTCCTGTAATTCCTTTTGCTTAGTGGTCTGTCTGGTGTCTATTTCTTCTAAGATTCGGTTGGTTGTTTCAATACGCTCTTTTTCTTTACGTCTTTGGTCAACTAAATATGCTCTACGTGAGTCTTCATTATCCCCCCAGAGTTCAATCCAGTCATCATCAGGCGTAATTTCGGTTGAATCGGAATCGTTGCTATTTTTCTTAGCTAACTGTTCTTCTAGCACGGCTAGTCGTTCTTCGGCTCTTATTTTAGCTTCGTTTACCTTTTCAAACCTCGAGTAGGGAATTCTGCCAGTTTCTTCTGGCTCTACAGCATCTTTTTCGGTAGATACAGAGACCTTTTCCTCTACTTTTGCTTCTTCTTCAACTTCTTCTTCCGTTTCTTCTTCGACCTCAGCGTGTTCATCGAATAGTCCTTCGGCAGTTGAATCATTAAGCTTGTCTAACTCTTCTTGTGGTATTCCAAACATATAGTTGTACGGGAGTTGTTTTACCTTACGGTGGGAAGTCCGAGCTACCCATTATTTAATTAACTATTTCTTTCTTTTCATTTTCATAGCCATTTCTTCCTTTTTTTCGTAAGCCTTAGATTCTTTTTTCTCGTGCTTTTCCATTTTATCTTCTTTCTTTTCAATTTCTGCCATATAATTATTTCTTAATTTTTATAGGTTTTTTAACTACGACCTTTTCCTTTACAATCTTTTCAAATTTAGCAGGAACTTCTACTTCGTCCTCGCCAATTTTGCCGAAACCATCACAGTTAGGGCATACTTTGTTGTCATTTTCAAGGCCAGTGCCTTGACAGTCAGTACATTTCATAGATTTAAAAATTATTTTTTAAGTTTCTTAGCCATTTCCATTTTCTTAGTAACACCTTTGATAGTGCCTTTGTTTTCACTAGCGTAAAATACTTGTTCGCCCTTCTTTTCACCGTACTCTTTTTTCATAGCCTCTTTTATTTCTTCGCCTTTAGCATTTAATGGCATATATTTATTATTTAATTGGCACACTATTTAATAATTGTTTACTTTGTATTTCCGCCCCTGTCTGCGTTCCTGATGTATCAGTCGGTGCTTGTATATCTGTGCCAGTCATATCGTTAACAGCCTGTGTTCCTGTGCCTTCAGGTTGTCCTATAGCGGCTGCCTGTGGCATTTGGAAAGATGGAAGATACATCTCTGGGCTAATCTTTCCTTGTTGTAGCATTTGCCATAGAATTAAACTCTTGGTAGCTTCGGCTGGGTCCGGGAAGTCTAATTTCTTATAAAAGTTTAATGGGTCAATGGCATTTTGTGACCAAAGGTCAATCGCTTCGTTGCGTTGTGTTAGTGGGTCTTTAGGGATAAGTGAGCCCTCTTTTACAGTAACGATTAAGCTCTTATTAAATTTAGATTTGCTTAATGTTTTAGTGTCGCCACCTTCTTCTTCCCCTAACATACCTACATAATGCTCGTTGTCATAATGTACAAACATCATTTGAACCCATAGGTTATAAGTTGTATCGGCTACTTGTTCAATAAACTCAGTGATACCTCCACCAATACGGCTTGAATCCATTTGGCTAATCATAATCTTACCTCTAGCCGATTCTTCCGATTTAATTCCGCTAGGAGTTGAGCCACTTACACCAAATATATTTTGTAAGTTCTGCTCAGCTTTACTAACGGCGTTCCATACATCACTAGGCAATTGTGGAACAATTGGTCGTCCAATAGCTTCATTAACCGGACCATCAACATAAATACTAGCACCACGTCTCATAGCACCTGCGGCTTCGGCGGCTTGCTCCTTAGTCATCATTTTGCCGTTTACCACCAATCCGTTATTTTGGGAGTCAATGTTCTTATCTAACTGTTTGTATCTTTTATTAATTTGGTCTTGTTGTGGGAAGTTTTGAATCAATAATGAAGTGTCGTCGTGTGGTTGTAAGCCTATATTAAAGATTGAAAGGAAAACGTAAGGTGCGGTTGGCTTGTCTAAATGATTTGTTCCAATTACTTCCTCTTTAATCATTGCTCCTGTAATATCGTCCATTCTTTCCACCTCACCGTCATAGTTCCAGTGTGGATTGCGGAACTTACCTAGAACTTTACCCGGAAGAGTAAAGAACACATCGGTTCCCCTATACCACCACTTCTTATATTCAAGCTTAGTTCCTTTCTTGCTGTTTACTAAAGTCTTGATAAAGTCTGCGTGCTGTGGAAACATACGCATCAGTTTAGATGCGGAAGCCTTACACTTAATACCTAAGTACTCTCCGCAGAACAAACCAGATTCATCAATATAACCCTCTTTATCAAATATAACTCTTTTAGGATTAATAACTGTAGTCTTGATGTCGTCTATTTCTGAATCATACTCAACTTCTAATACACCAGTTAAGTAAAGCATCCAGTGTCTAGTCATTCTGGCTAGTTTACGTCTTAGTTTCTGCTTATCAGCTTGGTAGGCTAAAGAGTTTTTGACATCACCAGCAAGGTTTTGCCCCTCCTCGGTATTATCGGCCGACACTAAAGGTTCTGGGTTAGAGCGTGTCGCAATAGGTAAAAAGGTTTCAACTGCTTGAAACAGCTGATTAACCACCGTCTCACGGCCTTCAATGCTATCAATAGCGTCTACCTTTTGCTTGCCTAACCAATAGCTAATAGACTTATCTTGTAGTTTCTCAATGTCTTGATAGTAACTCAAATAGTCTTTGCTCCAGCTAGCATCAAAATCTAATATCTCCTTATCACTAAGTTTTGAAGTGTATTCATCTTCTTCCTTAATATCTTGTGGGTTAGTGCCACCCGTTGCCTTATTTACATTAGCAAAAAGACCCTGTACTTGTCGCACAGCGTTTAACATAGCACCACCTTGGATAGTTTCCATCTCGGGCATATTGTTTTAATTATCCTTCATACCCTTTACTAGCAAAATCATTGCTCGGGTAAATTATTTGTGATTCACTGTCTGTAAATTTATCTACACCGATACGCCATAACACAGTTGCCAAGGCTCGGTGGTCTCTACCATTACGTACCCATTTAAATCCTGTTAGTCTATTTGTCTTTGAGTCATACAGCTTAATCTTTGATACGTTCTTCCAGTCTAAGTAATACTCCCACCAATCAGACTCAGTACCTTGTAGTTGAATCCTTTTATTTCTAAACTCATCTACTACCCACTGAATACCTCTCTCACGGTCTACGGTAGCCTGTCCTAACTTATCGCCTTCTCCCCACCAAGCTATCTCGTTGTCCTTTTTCTCACCGGTGAAGTAACATAGGAATACTCTACCTTTCCAGCGTTCAGCGAATTG